GATCGATGAGAGCGCTTTCGTAATTACACCAGAAGCAATTACAGTATTTGAAAGCCCTACGGCTTACATGTCTGTAAATGTTGTTGCTAATCTACAAATTCAAGTAGCCATTTATGGATATATGGCACTAATGGCCAATGTTGGCGCAGGCGTACGTCGCTATAACCTAACCTAATAAGTTAGATAAATTAATAATCTCTAGGGCTTAGTAGCCCTTAGCCCTAGAGAGCTAGTCGAGAGGATTATTGTGGCCGCAACTTATACGACTATGCAAGAATTAAGAGATAATCTTGGAATCGGCACTTTATACTTAGATGCAACAGTAGAAGAAGTTTGCCAAACTGCGCAAGATTTATTAAATCAGTATTTATGGTTTGATAATGCACCGGTAGTAGCTGCTTTAATAAGTAATAATACTGCTACGGTCATGCTCGCTAATCCCGGAATATTTGTAACCGGGCAGAGCGTAACAATCGCGGCGGCAGGATCGACCTACAATGGCACTTATACTTTAACTGGATCAGCGCCGGGAACTACTGGACCATCTAATTTACTGCCGGCTTTCTGGAGTACATGGGCTTATAGTCTTTATCCTTATGGTTATTCTGTTATTCAATATGCGAAGACAGCTAGCGATGACCCTTTCCATCGTGTGCTGCCCTACGGTACGGCAACCGGGCCTGATACTAAAACAGCCAGTTACGCGACTACTGCAGCTATCCGTCAAGCCAGTATGATTCTAAGCGTAGATATCTGGCAGGCCCGGCAGACTTCAATGGCAAGTAATGGCATGGACGGAGTTACGGCATCACCCTATCGACTGGGTTACCAGATGATAAATAGAATACGCGGATTAATACAGCCTTATTCTAATCCTTCTTCGTTAGTCGGATAATGCCAGCCGCAATAACTACCCTTCGCACCACGCTAGCGACTTCTTTAACTAATGCCGGAGTATGGAGCACTTTCGCTTACCCTGCACCTCAATTACTAGCTAATTCAGTTACAGTCACGCCGAGCGATCCATATATAACACCTAGTAATAATTCTCAAATAAATATTTCACCTATGGCTAATTTCGATATTTTAATAGCTGTACCGGCCTTCGATAATAAAGGTAACTTAGCCGGCATGGAAACTTTTATCGTAGCTGTATTTACCCTACTAAATGCAAGTAGTTTAGTCTATAACATTAGTAGTATCTCGGCTCCGTCAATTACTACGGCTGCGAGTGGAGATCTTCTAATATGTAAAGTAACCGTTAATATCCTTACGACTTGGAGTTAAAAATGAGTACAGACGCAGAAAATTTAGCCTTCTTAAAAAAGATAGGCCAGATCCAAGAAACACCAGTACCAACCCCTGCACCTACTAAAGAGAAAGACAAGGAGTAAATCATGGCAATATTTTTAAATAATGGCGTATCTTGCGTATTAAATAGCGTAGATCTTAGTGCGTATTTAACTGCAGTCACCATTAATCAATCCTTTGATGAACTGGAAGTAACAGCGATGGCTGATACCAGCCACAAATTTGTAAAAGGTTTGGAAGTAAGTACCATTACTTTAGACTTCTTAAATGATAACGCTGCTTCCACAGTAATCCCTACTTTGCGATCAGCTTATGGCACTACTGTAAGCGTAGTAATTAAACAAACAACTGCCGCCGTATCTGCTAGCAACCCTTCATATACCGCATCTGTTTTAATTAACAATTTGCAGAACGTTAATGGTTCTGTCGCCGATATGAGCATGCAGAGTTTGACCCTTACCTGTAACAGCACTGTAGCTGTTGCCACTTCATAAGGAGATCCAATGGCAAAGCTAAAGGTTACAAGGGCTAACGGCGAAGTATCACTGCATCAAATTTCGCCGGCAATCGAGTACGCTTTCGAATTGAAATGGCAGGCAGGTATCGGCAAAATGTTGCGCGAGCATGAACAAAATACCCATTTATATTGGTTGGCTTGGGAGTGCTTGCGTAAAGATAATGTTGTAGTACCTGTTTTCGGAATTGAATTTATGGACACTTTAGGAAACGTAGAAATAGTCGATGATGAAAAAAAACTTTAGGGCGTGATTCATTAATTTACAATATCGCGAGCCTTTCCTGCGAAACTGGAATTGCGCCTAAAGAGTTTATAAATATGGATTCAGAATTATTTAATGCTTTTATTCAAGTATTAAACGATAGAGCTAAGGAGATCAGAAATGCCAATAAACGTAAGCGGCATTAAAGAGATGAAAAAGGCTCTAGGTCTAGTAGATAAAGATTTATTAAAAGAAGTAAAGGGCGAAATCCGCGCAGCTATGATCCCGATTAGGGATAAGGCTAAAAGTTATGCCCCTGCCGATACAGAAGTATTATCAGGCTGGACTAAATCGGCTGGATTAATTGGCCCTATGAGATACCGCACCTTTCCTAAATATAACCAACAGCAGGTAGTAGATGGAATTAAATATAGCGCTGGTAGTAATAAGCGCAATAATAAAGGCTGGTCAGCTACTAACTTCGTATCTAATACCAGTGCTCCCGGTGCTATCTATGAAACTGCAGGGCGTAAAAATCCTAGTGGTGCCGCATGGGTAGGCCTTAAAGCCGACGTAAATAATAAAGAAATTTCGCACTCACTTAATCCGCGAGCAGGCGCACAATTTATAGCTGCTATGCCGGCGCTAGTAAATGCTAGGCCGCAAGGTATGAGCGGTAATAACAGGGGATATAAACAGAAGGGCCGCTTAATCTTTAGAGCTGCAGCAGAAGAACAGGGTAAGGCTATGGGTCATATATTAAAAGCCTTAGAGAAAACTGCGACTACCTTTCAGAAGCGCACCGAGATTAGGCAGGCTATAAATGGCTAATTTATTATTTTCCATATTATCTACCTTTAACGATAAAGGTTTAAAAAAAGCCACTAAACAATTATCTTTCTTTGAAAAACAAACTAAATCTTTACAGGCTACTTTTCTTAAAACCTTTAGCGCTATTGCTTTATTAAGTTATAGTAAAAAAGCCGTAGATGCTTTCGCTAAAGATCAGGCTGCAGCGAAGGCTTTAGAAACTCAGTTAAAAAATACAGGCTACCAATTTTCCGCGCCGAACGTGGAATACTACATAGCGAACCTAGAGAAAATGACCGGTGTTCTCGACGATCATTTAAGGCCGGCCTTTCAGACTTTGCTTACTGCTAGCGGCTCACTTACTAGAAGCCAGAAGGCTTTAGCTGTTGCCCTTGACGTATCGGCCGCAACTGGGCGTAGTGTTACTGAGGTCAGTCAGGCTATGGCTAAGGGCTTTTCTGGGCAGACTACAGCTCTATCAAGGCTAGGCGCAGGGTTAAGTAAGGCCACGTTAGCTACTAATAACATGGATCTAATCATGGCCGAATTGCAGGATAAATTTTCAGGTCAGGCTAAAGCTAGATTAGAAACTTACGCAGGCAAGATGGATCTATTAAGGGGATCTGCAGCTAGAGCCTCAGAAACTATCGGTAAAGGTTTGCTAGATTCTTTAACTGCTTTAGGTAAAAATACCAGCATAACCGACACTACTAAAAAAATAGAAGGCTTGGCTACGGCTATAAGTAACCTAATCGTAGGACTAGGCGTACTTGGATCTAAATTATCTGATATTGGCAGTAGCACCGGATTATCTAAAATACTAAGTTTTCTTTATAAAGGTACGCCTATCGATCTACTCACTAGAGCCGGCGCTGATGCTTCGGCTAATATTGATAAACCAAAATCTAATTTTACTTATAGTTTAGGCAGTGGCGCTGCTTCTGAATTAGCCAAAATACAAGAATTAAAAGCGCGTAAAGCGTTAGTAGTTCAACTTAAAGCCGAAGAATCTTTAAGAAAATTAAAAGATAAATACGACGTAGAGCGCATTGGCCTAATGGCTGCTTTAAACTTTGCTACAGATGCAGAAACTACAAGCGATGCAGTAAAGTTTGAATTAATTGTTGAAAATGCTTGTACTGGAAATAATTCAGTACCTGCTGCTACTAATGTAAATGACCGAACTGCATATAAATCTG